AATTTATTTTAATAAGATTAAACAAGCTTTACAAAAAGATACCTATTTGTGTAACACGTTTTATGTTATTTGTGGCAAAAATCCATCATTAAATTAGAAAATGTCACATAGTGAGGGTAAAATTCGACATTTGATGTAATAAAATTAGGTAGCAATACTACTAAGATTGTATGTAAAAGGGTATAAGATTGCACTTTTGACATTAATGTGTCATATATCATATAATTTGCACACTAATTGTTCATTATAATGCACTTTTTGTAAGTATTACTACCAATTTTTAATAAAATGAAAACGCAAGAAGATTACAATTTAATGGCAATTGATTGGGTTGAGCAATATATTGCCAATAATAAACCCATGTTTAATGTAAAAGTATTTGATGGGATACTCATGGAGAATACCCATTACACTCTTACCTACTGGGTTTATCGGTTAAAGAATAGCAAAGGTCGTGATCAATATGGTTCATTTGCTAAAATAAAAAAGTTTAAAGATTGGATAAACAAACAAGCATCATGAAAAATCAAATTGGACTTGGGGATTTTCTTCAAGAAGTATTAAGCAAATTAAATTTGGCCATTAGGGATCAAGAATTACTTGATAGCTTAAATGATTCAAGGCTACATTGCACACCCGGACTTGAATTAATTTATCCTAAAGATAAACCCTTTGAGATGCCAGCAATATCTAAGGTAGATGCTAACGAGATTCTTAAAGAAGTTAATGAAAAGGAGGTAATATTTGAGAAGTTCTGGAACTTGTATAATAAAAAAACTAATAGAGTTAAAGTAGAGGCCAAATTTCTTAGATGTTCGGTTTCAGAGATAAATAAGATTATGGAAACACTTCCATATTACATTAAATACACCCCCGATGTTAAGTTTAGGAAAGACCCTATTACCTACCTTAACCAACGTACTTGGGAAGATGAAATATATCTACCAAGAGTTATCCAAACAAAAGAAAATCCTTTTAAGTTTTAGAATAACAAATAACATGAAATCAAATAATAAAATATCATTCGCAGATTTAGATGCGGAAAAGGAAGTCATCGCACTCCTTTGTAATTACCCTTCATTAACTAAAGAATGCCAAAAGGCTATATCACCCGAAGTATTTCACTTTGCCTCCACAAAGGCCATTTATTTGACTTGTATTGAATTATATTCCGAGAGTGGTACGTTTTCCTTATCCGACCTTGTACTAAGGCTTAAAACGCAAGGAAGTAATGATTGGGTCATGATATTAGGTGCCACAACAAGTAGAAATCCATTGAATGCAAATGAGTTGTTAATTTACTTAGCTGAACTAAAAGGTAAAAGGGATTTACTAAATTTATCAAGGGAACTAAACAATGATTTAGCCAATGGACATGATTACTTTACACTTGTGGATAAAATAACTAACTCAATAGGTAATGACCTTATTAAGAATGATTCCAATGAAATCATTGAGATGAAGGATGCACTAATGACTGCCGTATCTACAATCGGTGATGTAATGACCAATGGATCACTAAGTGGTGTGCCTACGGGTTACAAGATATTAGATGATGTTACAGGTGGTTGGTTAAAAGGTAATGTTGTGTTGTTTGCTGCAAGACCCGGGCAAGGTAAAACCATTTGTTTATTAGAGCATTCTCGCCATGCAGCACAAATGAATAACAAGGTTTTATTCTTATCATTAGAGATGCCTGTAATATCACTTATCTACCGAATGATAAGTGGTCAATTAGATGACTCTACTCCTTACTCTAAAATCAAGACTGGAAAGATTAATATCGAACAATTCACAAATATTCAAAGAGATGCCGTAGGTAAGCTTGAAAAGTTACCAATAACATGGTATGATGGAGCCAATAGGGATATTAATTATTTATCTTCTTTAATTCAAAAGATTGTTAGAGAAAAAGGAATTAACATGGTGGTAATTGACTATTTACAATTGCTAACAGATAGTTCAATTAAGAGCAATGAGGAAACTGCCGTAGTAGGAAGTGTATCCAAGAAGATACAACAATTAGCAAAGAAGTTAAACATTCCATTCTTATGTGCTGCACAACTTAATCGTGCATCCGAATCAAGGAATACCCATAGACCAAGACTAAGTGATTTAAGGTCAAGTGGGCAAATAGAACAAGATGCCTCGGTGGTTATAGGTTTATACCGAGATGACTATTATAAATATGAGAAGGCTAAAGAGGAAGGTAATGCAAATGTGCAATTCGATAATGTAATAGAATACATATTCATGAAGAATCGTGATGGTGATACAAGAACCGCAGAGATGTTTATAGATGTGGCAACAAGTAAAATATTAGAAACGAACAACTTTGATAAAAAGTCACCGTTTTAAGATAAGGGTTAAATTTGATTTCATAGTTGTATTAATCCCCTTGGTTTCTGACCTTGGGGATTTTTGTTAATGCAAAAGGTGACAATACTTGCCACCCTTGCAATCCAAACCACAAAACAAACACAAAATGAAACGCAAGGGTAAAGATATTAAAATAAGTGGGAAATCCTCGCGATCTGACCATGTTCTTTTGAGTGTAAAAATCCTTCGATTGCTTTAGGTGCGTGGACATATCCATTACGATGATGCCATGAGTCTGTACCCGATGGACTCCTTAAACTTTCTACGGTTACCCCAATAAAATCCTTTGATGTTTTGTGATGAACGTGGTGTGTATAAACATATCTATGTTTGGTATCACCCCAATCTTTCTTAGCCTCCTCGGCCATTAATAATCCTAGGTCTGTAATCTTTGCACCATCACCATGAGTAGTTCCAATAAGATTATTATAATACCTATAATATTTACGATGGTTAATAGAGCAATCAAACGTAATTGATTCATCTAATCTAAACCATGACTGGATAGCATCAGCTAAGAAGAAACCATTTGTATAATCATGATTACTTGGATTATAAGTAATGTGAACATTGGCCACTAACCTAAGTATCTCAATTACTTCAACATATAACTTTTTGGCTAATAAGAAATTAGTGTACCACATCCCATCGGTATCTTGTGAAGTACCAGCGGTAGTAGTTCTTTTAGGTGTGTCAATATGTAAGATGTCATTACCAATAACTAAAACTATCTGGTCAATGTTAAATCCTTTGACTTTATTTAAAATACCATGAACTCCTTCGTGTACACGTTGAACCGCAATGTTACTATTATAATCTTCACCCGTTTCAAATGCAGTTGCAAGCTTGCCAATGTGAATGTCTGCCGGATCAATAACTAATAAGTGGCCATCGGTATATTCTAGGTAATTAACTTTATTATAATTAGGAGAATGATTATTCATTTCCTCTATTATAACATCCTTTAAGTCACTATAAGTCTTTTCTGATTTATCTAATCTTACCGCTACTGAATACTCTTTGGTCTTATCCCAATAGAGTGTAACATCGTTTACATTGATACCCCTTTCATCACAATGATTTGCAAGGCCACTATGTTCTTCGGCTAATTTATATTGTTTAATTGTGTGTTCTGATCTTGCACCAACTAAGATGCCATGGTTAATCATAAACTTACGAAAACCATTAGGTTGTTGATAGCCGTATTGTTCGTAAAAGTTAGTGCAGAAATCTTTGCAACTTAAATTGGTAGAGAAGAAATGTTCTTTAACCTTTTTAATGCGTTCGGTTGTATGTTGTCCCATTAGTTTATTTTAACGCATAAGTAGATACTTAAAGTATAAATATCCACCTATTATTAAACTCTCAATTAAAATGGTGATTATTGCCCAAGAAGGTATAACAGTTTTAGTCACAATTTTTGAAGAATTAGTGACATTAGAAGTTTCCATATTACGATACTTTTTCTCATAAACATTTGCAATAGAATCAATGTTTATAGTAGCTTGAATCTTGCCCTTGTAAGACCTTATAATCACCTTGCCTTGTGGTAGTGTTATCTTTGAGTAGAAAGTGTTTAAGAGGCCCAAGGAATCGCAAGGATTCTCAATTGTTAGGGTATCATGTATAGCATTATATTTAGTAATTACTTTGTAATCACGAATAGTGTCAATTCGTATCTTTTCGGATACAATAGTAGTCACCTTAGAAGGCTTGCAAGATATAATGCAAGAAAGTATAAACAAAAATGTTAATTTTTTTATGCTAAATAATGATAGGTAATTCGGCAAATTTCCGAATTTGGCACGTTTATTTTCCATAATTTGTCAAATTTTGATAATTATTTTCCATTAAAGTATAATTGAGCCTCCTCAATTCTTCGTTTAGTTAGTCCAGTTAATACCTTGCCTCCACCCTTATTCCATTTAAGAAATTCATCTTTAATAGTAGGGTCATTAGGATTCTTATTTACCTTCTTTAATAGAGTAGATGACTTTAAATTACCCACACCACAATTGTAGGCAAAAGAGCATAACGCATCAAATTGATTTTGATTAATGGTGTCAACACAATATGAGTCAACACTACGTTCATAAGAAACTAAAAGAGCCTCCAATAGTTCGGTGGCTCTTTCTTGTGTTATTGGAAAATCGGTTAATTTAACTTTAGTACCATCTTCGTAGTAAGTACTACCGTAACCGATTGTGATTACATTTGCTGGGCATAGATAAGCCTTAGCTTTAAACCCTTCGTATTTCTTAATTAATTCTAATCCAAGATTACTGATCTTTGTGATTTTCATTAAGCTTTGCTCTTAATTCAATATTCTCGGTTCTTAAACCATGAATCTCTGTTGTTAAGGTTTCAACCTTTGTCTTTAATTCGGCAACCTCGGTTTTCAATTCTAAAGCGGTTTCTCGCCATAACTTGATTGCATCGGATACGTTTTCTATTTCGGTCTTTTGAACCTCTACGTTCTCTTTCTTTCTACCTATAATCCAACCAAATATTCCTGCTATAACCGAGGCAATGCTCGGCAAGATAGTATCTTCAAAATCAAAGTTCATATTATTTCTCACTAATTAAAGGTTCATCATTACTTGCAATAGCCTCATCAACAATCTCACTAGTAGTTTGGTAATCAACTTCGGTAGGAGTTGCTAATTGTTCTTTTGTTTGTAGTTGGGCCTGCTCATCGGCAAAGAATACCGGAGAGTCATCTATTTCAACCGCCTCGGCTTTAATGATATATTGTAAGATTAAGTCATCGTTAGTACCCCATTTAGCTACAATGCTATCGGGTAATACTAAGTTCTTAGTGTACATAGATGCACCATCAAATGTCTTATATTCCAAGAAACAAGTTTGGTTGCTACCAAATAGCACATAAAACAAACGAATATGCAAACGAGTTGCAATAGTGCCAAATGCCTCAATAGGCTTTATACGAACGATGTAATCCATATCTTATAATTCTATTTCTTCTTCTATTTTAAACTCTACTCCACTAACCCATCCATTAAGAAAAACGTATTGATCTAATTCAGACGGGTTGGTAATAACAATTGTTTGATAATCAAACATTTTGTCACTTAACTCTTTTATTTGTTTGCTTAACTTAGCAAGATTCTCTTTAGAATAACTATACTCACCCTTCTCATCCATGATAACATTATTCTTATCATCACAAGAAGCACATTCTAAACGTAGAGCATCTCTATCTTCATTATAAGCATCTAAATAGGATTGTAACTTTTTACGAATAATCCCTAATTTCTTTTGACCTTTTGTTTCTTCATTGTAGATATTACCAGCAATGTAAGCAACAACCATAAATAGGTCTTTGTACGATTTTTTCATTTTGTATTGTTTGTTTATTAGTTTGCGGTACTTGTCAACCATATAATATATTGATTACACAACAAATAT